CATATGTTGTTCATCGATGCAGATATTCATTTTGATCCAAAAGATGTGATTGCACTTTTGGCTTTAGATAAAGATGTTGTTGGTGGCCCTTATCCTAAGAAAGCCATCAAGTGGTCTTCTGTAGCAAAAGCTATGGCAAAAAATCCAACTATGGATGTCGGATCATTAGAGAAAGTTACAGGCGACTATGTGTTCAATCCTGTAAGAGGTACTGATAAGTTTTCCGTTTCTGAACCACTTGAGGTTTTGGAAATTGGAACTGGTTTTATGATGGTCAAACGTGAAGTGTTTCCTAAATTTGCAGAAGCATTCCCACAATTGCGTTACAAACCAGATCACGTTGGCCAAGCTCACTTTGATGGTTCACGTTATATTCATGCTTACTTTGATACGATGATCGACACCATAGATTCTGCAACTGGTGGCGGTTCAGACCGTTACCTATCAGAAGATTATATGTTCTGTCAGTTGTGGCGCAAGATGGGTGGTTCGATTTGGTTGTGTCCTTGGATGCGTTTGGATCACATCGGAACATATCACTTCAGGGGAGATATGCCTGCCGTAGCAAACTTTGTTGGAGAAATGTGATGATTGTTGGCCTTGTGGGTTTCATCGGTTGTGGTAAAGGTACCGCTGGTGATATTTTAAAAGATTTTGGTTTTCAACAAATTAGTTTTGCTGGTGGTGTGAAAGACATTGCCGCAGTTATGTTTGATTGGCCAAGAGATTACCTAGAAGGTGTTACATCCGCATCCAGAGAGTGGCGTGAACAACCAGATAAATTCTGGTCTAAAAAATTTGGTAAAGATTTCACACCACGATCAGCACTACAGTTACTTGGTACTGAGGTTGGTCGTGGTATCTTCCACCAAAATTTTTGGGTCGATAGGTTAGAAAAACTTATTGATGAAGGTAAAAATTATGTTATCACTGATGTACGATTCCAAAATGAAATTGATTTTGTACATAAAAACAGTGGTGTTATGATTGAAGTGAAGCGTGGTATTACACCACATTGGTATGAGATTGCCTCACAAGCAAATAGAGGTTCACATAAAGCGGAAAGTTTTATGTATGAAAATGGTCCACATGAATCTGAATGGAGATGGATAGGTGGACATATTGACCACACCATCGAAAATGATGGTACTGTGGAAGACTTGAAAAATAATTTAATGAAGTGCTTGACTCGTTCTTACGGATCGAATACAATAAGTGAATTGACTGAAGGAGTATCGTAATGAAATTATCGAATGAGACCTTAACGGTTCTTAAAAACTTTGCCAACATTAATCCTGGCATTGAATTTAAGACTGGTAAGAAATTGACAACCATTTCCGCAACCAAGACTGTCTTGGCCAAAGCCGGAATCAAAGATGACTTTCCACAAGACTTTTGTATCTATGATTTGAACCAATTTTTGTCGGTTCAATCTTTATACAAAGACGGTGAAATTGATTTTGATAACGAACATGTTATCTTTAAAGTTGGTCGTAAAAAACTAAACTATCGTAAGACTGCAAAGAGTATGATTGTTACACCACCAGATAAAGATTTGAATCTTCCTTCCGTGGATGCATCTTTCACACTGAAAGAAGAAGAATTGGCTTCTGTACTCAAGACAGCAAGCATTCTACAATCACCAAATATCGCCATCACATCTGATGGTGAAAAGGTTTACATTACAACCTGTGATGCAAAAGATAACTCTGCACATACCGATTCAACAGAAATTGCTGATGGTAATGGCAAAAAGTTCAAGGCACTATTCTTAACTGAAAACTTTAAGATGATCGCCGGTACCTATGAGGTACAAATTTCTGCAAAAGGCTTGTCCTATTTTAGAAATACAAAAGAAGATATGCAGTACTGGATTGCTATCGAAGCTAAAGAATCAGACCTAACTTTTGGAGAATAATATGATTTGGATTACAGAATCAACGAGCGGCAATAAGATTGCCATTAATCCCACATACGTTGTGGCCGTATTTACCATTTCTGATGGCGAACAAAAAGGCAAAACAGCAATCAACTTGACCAATGGTAATGTTATTGTTGATGAATCTGATTTTGATGTTGTTGGAATGATGACAAAATGACTAAAGTAAATACACTGTTCGGTTCTTTTGATGATGATGCATTAAAAAAACTTAAAGGTTATGTAGATGAAGCTGTTCTTCACATGCATAAAAATGATTCCAACAATGCTGCAATCAAAGATATCATTGAACTTGCATATGATGAGTTGAAGATTCCTAAAAAGATTCTGAAACGCATGGCAAAGACTCAGCACAAGAATTCATTTCAGACTGAGGTTGCTGAATCTAAAGAGTTTGAAGCACTATACGAAAGTATGGTTGAGGTTAAGTGATGCAACAGTTAGAGTTTCAATTCTTTTGGCCTCTGACTGAGCAACAAACTCTAAACTTGGATTTTACTCCAAGTGAACAATGGAATGCAGAGTGTCGAAAGATTCAATGGCAACTCATCAATAGTGCCGGCAATTTTTTTATTGGTAGTGGTGGTACTGGTCTTACTATATCATCGTCATCACCAACGGCAGGTTCTTTTGTTATAAGACCACCTTCTGTGAAAAATGTTGGTAAGTGGGAAATCACAGATTCTATGTTTGTGTATAGACCCACTAAGCCAAATGCAGCCGTAAGATTTTTTGCCAAACATTTGCTTGGCTTTAAATGGCATGACGAAATTTAATTATATTATGGAGTATTTGAATGTCACACATTTTATGGGTCGAGAAGTATCGTCCTAAGACCATCGAAGAATGTATCCTTCCTGATGGTATCAAGGCAACATTTCAGGAGTATGTAAACCGCAAAGAGATTCCCAATCTCTTGTTGGCGGGTTCTGCTGGTGTTGGTAAAACTACAATTGCAAAAGCACTTTGTGAAGAAGTCGGTTGCGATTACATTATGATTAACGGTTCAGACGAATCGGGTATTGATGTTCTACGGAACAAAATCAAGAACTATGCATCATCTATGTCCCTGTCAGGTGGCCGCAAGGTTGTTATCATTGACGAAGCGGACTATCTAAATCCAAATTCAACTCAACCTGCCATGCGTGGTGCGATTGAGGAGTTTGCATCTAACTGTTCTTTCATCTTCACATGTAACTTTAAGAACAGAATCATTGACCCAATCCATTCCCGTTGTACTGTTGTTGACTTCAAAATCAATGGCAGTAAACAAAAGATGGCAGCTGCCTTCTTCAAACGTGTTGAGTGGATTCTTGAACAAGAAGGGGTTACTTATGATAAACAAGTGGTTGCTGCCGTTATCACCAAACACTTTCCTGACAATCGCCGTGTTCTTAATGAATTGCAGCGTTATAGTGTTAGTGGTACAATCGATAAAGGTATTCTTGCATCAGTTTCCGATGTACAGCTGAGTGAGTTAGTATCTTCACTTATGAACAAGGACTTTGCTTCTTGTCGTAAATGGGTGACAAACAACCTCGATAATGATGTTGCCAGAATCTTTAGAAACATCTATGATGGTTTGTATGAGAAGTTGAAACCAAATTCTGTGCCACAAATGGTTCTAATCTTGGCCAAGTATCAGTATCAATCAGCCTTTGTTGCAGACCATGAAATCAATTTGATTGCTTGTCTGACAGAAATTATGGTCGAATGTGAATTCAAATGAGTCCGTTCGACTATGCCGATTACATCCTAAGAAAGAAGTCACCAGAAGGTGATCTAGATTTCAAGGATTATGCACCCTTCCTAATCAACAGGTCTTTGTCCAACCACTTAGATTGTGTCTTGTACGCCAATGACATGAACCTATGGCCAGGAATCGACAAAGACATGCAATACCAGTATCTTCTAAATAGTATCAGGCCTATGAAACGAAAGTTCGTTCCATGGCAAAAGGCCAATTCTGAGAAGGATATTGAGTGTGTAAAAATTTATTTTGGGTATTCCAACTCAAAGGCTAAAGAAGCTCTCCGTATCCTCACTGATGAACAAATCGCTGATATAAAAACAAAAATAGATACAGGCGGAGTGAAGAATAATGATAGACATTAAAGATTTAGTTGAAGTGACATTGGATGACAAAGATGATTTTCTAAAGGTACGTGAGACACTGACCCGTATTGGTGTTGCCTCCAAGAAAGACCAGACATTATACCAATCTTGCCACATTCTTCACAAACGTGGCCAATACTACGTGGTGCATTTCAAAGAACTATTTGCCTTGGATGGCAAACCAACCGACATTACCGAAAACGACCTATCACGTAGGAATGCCATTGCAAACCTATTGGAAGATTGGGGCTTGGTGAAGTTGGTCAACAAAAAACAAACCGAGGTACCACCACCAATTTTCCTATCACAGGTTAAAATTATTTCTCATAAAGAGAAGAATGAGTGGCAATTGGTACATAAGTACAACATTGGTAAAAAACCGAATAGTGATTGACAACTGATATAAAT